ACAATACAGTTTGTAGCTACCGGTAAACTCTCCGGAGCAACTATACTATTAATATCAACACCATTTTGTACTATATCTAAATACAGAGCCTGATTAATACCAGCTACTGGTTTAGCACCACCCAATTTTTTAATTATTTTATTGACCGGGTTAACAGCTGTACTTAACCACTGTTTTAACGTTTTAGTTTTACCATTAATAGTTAATTCTGATTTTAGCGCTGCATTAAAATCAGGTTTGCCAGTCATTTTAGCTAATGACTGGTGTATAACATTAAAACCAAATTCTTGTGCTACTGCATTAACTTTTTTAGCATATGCATTTAAAACATCAGCATTAAAAGGTAAATGCTCACTACCATAACTCTTTGTACCTTTTTTAGCGCTAAACTTTTCTGTAATTTTAGCAGGATAATGAATAGCTAAAAATTTATTATTGTACCCTATTATATTAGAAGTACCAGCTACAAATTCAGTATTAAAGAAAATATTTGGATCATTATACAAGCCTAACTCTTTCAGCTCTCTTGTTGTCTGTGGTAAGGCTTTGTTAAAAATATTTAATACCTGCTCGTATGATTTAATTGCACCTGGGTTTTCCGCAAAACGGGTATTTAAATAAGAGAGTGTAGCGGGAGGTCCTTCCATGTCTATTTTAGCGCCCCTGTAGATAGCAAACTCTTTACCGTGTTCAGTATCTACTAACCGCACACTAACGTTAGTACCATCAATTTTAACCGGAGCACCTTTTAGTGCAAGATAATGAGCTGACTTTTCATATAATTCTAAAAGCTCTTTACCTGTTTTAATTTCAGGTAAGTTGAGCGGGTGTAGCATATGTCCACCAGCACCACCTTCATTTAAAAGAAAAAATTGTTTAAATGAAAACATATCAGTCTAATTTTTTTATACCTAAAACTGATTTAGCTATATATTGAAATAATTGTTCTCTTGAAACAGTATCGGTTGCCCCGAGCTTTGTGTATTTGTGTTGCCAGCTTTCTATATCTTTTGTAATTTTATTTAAAACTGTTTCAAGTTCTTTTAAAGCTTCGTCGGTTTGTTTCTTTTCTTCAGAAGTAACCGGATCAAATAAACCAACGAGTTGGGAACTTAAAGCTGTACTTGGCTGTAGTGGGTCTAATGCACTTTCTTCATCTTCTGCCATTTGCTCGCTACCTGCATAGGCTGTTCCGCCCATACCACCGGTTGACCACGAAGCATCATATTCTTTAAATATTTGAGTATATTTTTCTGATAACAGTTTGAGTTCGTTAGGCATACTATAGACTAAATACTTATGGATTATTAGCAAAAATACACTATATTAACTGTATGGGAATGTTTGATACAATAACAGTAAAAGATAAATTGCCTTGGACAGACGAAATGTGGGAAGAGGGATTACCCAATAACTGTACGTCATTTCAAGCTAAGGGGTTAATAGAGTGTTTAGCTAATTACAAAATCGAAAACGGTAGACTGCTTTTGCAAGTATCCGAAAAGAATTGGGAAGATCAAAATTACCATGGTAACCTTAAATTTTACGAATATGTACCAAATGAAAAAATAGGTAATAATGATTGTTGGGTAGAGTTTACTGCAACATTCACTAAAGGGCAAATCGATGTAATTGAAGTATCTAAGTTTGAAAAGGTAGACAATACTGAACGTATTGAGAAATGGAATCAAGTAAAAGCAGAAATGCTATATGAAAGAAGTCGCTGGGTTAATAGATATTTCTTTTATACTAAACCAGTACGTTGGGTACGTAGACGTATACACGAAGCTTTGTACTTTATTGGAGACTTTTTTACAAGGCTAAGTTATAAGTTTTAAGTAAGTAATAACTTACATGGAGAACCTTACGTTTGAGTTTCATAATGAGCTTAACCCGCAATTGTGGGAAAATGGCAAGCTAAAGCCAGAAATTAAAGATAAGCTCCTGGAAATTGCTCAAGCATTTTTAGATACAATTGATATTGAAGTTGATGTTGAAGATATTACTTTAACTGGTTCATTAGCAAACTTTAACTACACAAAGTATAGTGATTTTGATTTACACATTATCACAGATTTTACTGAGTATAAAGTTGAGACTGAATTACTTAAAGACTATTTTAATGCTAAAAAAACAGTTTGGAACACAACACGTGATATTACTATAAAAGGTTATGACGTAGAGGTTTATATACAAGATATAAATGAACCGCACCATTCTACTGGAGTGTATTCCCTTAAAAACGATGATTGGTTAAAGAAACCAAACGCAACTAAAGAAAAAGCAGAAATAGATCTTTCACTTGTTGGTAAAAAGAAACAAGCGATGTTAGATATGATTAATTTTGCTTTAAGTGATGAATGTGATGTAGAATGTGCTGAAAAAGCTAAAGAAAAGTTCATGGAACTCAGAAAAGCTGGTTTAGACAAAGGTGGAGAGTTTTCACCTGAAAACCTTGCTTTCAAAAAACTACGTAGATCAGGAGACGTGGAAAGACTTGTACAAGGTATACTTGCAAAGAAAGATAAGAAATTATCATTAGATAGTGTACAGCGTTTACAGGAAATGAATTTTAAATCGTTTATGGGTATTACTAATAAACGAGGTCCTCGCCATCAACAACTCGGTGCGGGTATGAGTAAATTAGGTAGCTTGGGTTCTGATAAAATTAGAAATATTGGTATAGTAGCTCAGATGCACAAGAAAAAGAAAGACGATACTGTACCAGTACATAACCTTAAAAAGAAGGAATTTGGAGCTGGCCCGATAACCCATAATAAAGCTAATGAAATTATCATGCGTTATGGATTGGATATAAATAAAATTAAATCCGGTCATCCTCGTAAGCTTAGTACAAGTAATATAGAGATTGGATTTGATTCACAGAGAAATACGTTCTATTTGCGTAAGTATTAAGATACATTATGCCAAACGTAAAGCTTTTAGCCGAAAAATATAACGTAGTACAAGAAAATAATTCAATTGAATCACTCGTAGAGAGTTCTTCTCCTGAGACTATTTTAAAAGAGTTTAATATTATTTCACAGGTACTGCCTGAAAGTACATATTTGGCTTTTGAGCATGCTATAGAATCACGTCAAGGTGGTCGCTCAATTATAGAAGAAAACGCAGACGAGCAAGATAATGATATTAAACTCACAGTAATGTGTATTGAAAAGGTTTTAAAACATTTAGATACTACAAGCGATAAAAACTATTGCTTAGCATTTGAATCTTTTGCACGTGGTAAAAAGAAAGAAGAAGAAAAACTCGAAGACGAAGACGTAAACCCAAATGGGGATCCTTCTGATATTGCAGGTGCAAATTCCACATACCCTTTAGCAGGAGCTCAAAAAAAGAAACCTGGTTTTCTTAGTCAATTAGGCTCACATTTAAAAAGCGGTATACAGAAATATGGCACTAAATTAGCTAATGGTTTAGCTAATGTACCTGCAGCTGTAGGTCAAGTTGCGGGCGCTACTGCAAATGGCTTAGGTCAAGCAGTTGGTGCTGTTGGTGGTGCTGCACAAGGACTTGGTCATAGCTTTAAAGCTGGTGCTAAATACGGTTATCAAGGAGCAAAACAAAACACTGGCTTAGCTGGTGATATTACAAACAAGAATTTAAATCAAACCGGTAAACCTGCAACAGCTGCTAATACAGCACCTGCAGCAGATGCACCAGCACCGACAGCTAATACAGCTTCTGCAACTCCAGCTCCAGCAGCTGCACCCGCACCACTACCTGCAGCACCTGCTGCACCAGCACCTGCAGGTAGTGGTCGTGTTAATGTGGGGGATGCTAAAAAAGCTATAGACGCTGTAGCAGCACAACTCAGCAAAGTACAAAGCAGAGACCGTAAAGGTATTCTTGACTATGCACTGAATAAATTAGCTGAAATTGAAAAAGCTCAAAACGATAACGCAAGAAAAAAGCCTGCTGCGGGTCAGATAATGAATCAGGTTACACCTGCTAATACACAAAAAGTAGCAGCTGAACAAAGCGTTATTAAGGAATTTTACATTATCAATAACAAACACTTCCGTAAGTAAGTGTTAGATGAGCGATACAGTTCAGCAATCGATTCTTAATAAAAATAGAAAAGACAAGTTTTTACTTGTCTTGAACTTGCCACCTATATTAAAGACTGTCAACAAAACATATCAAAACAGTCGAGCATCTAATTCTCTTAATTTAGACTCTTTACAGTATTCAATTTACGGTACAGTAGTACCTGAAACAGTTGTAGCAGAAGTAGATATACCGTACTCTGCTCAAACTGCTAAATTTACAAGTTATACAAGATCAGCTTATAAACCAATAACAGTTAATTTTACTGTTGACAATGGATTTAATAACTGGTGGGTATTGTGGTATTGGTTAAATGTTATCAATGATTCAAGTCAAAGTACATACAATTACGACGGTTTAATATCTCCAGAAAAAATTGCTGATTTAAATAACTATCAAACCAATATTACTGTTTACGGTTTAGATGAGTATAACAACAAAGTAATACAGTGGGATTACATAAAAGCTTTTATTACAAATCTTGGAGAAATTACTTATAATTACAGGGATGGAGAGCAGATAGAATCTTCTTTTACATTCGCATTTAGCCAGTTAAACTCTCAATTACTTTAATAAAGTCTAAGTTTCAGAGCTAAAAACTCCTAAATAATAATAGAAACTTAACTATTATGGCATCCACACGCACTATCCAATCTCCAGGTGTAGAAATTCGTGAAATTGATTTATCTACAAGAGCAGTAACTCCAGTCGGTACTAATGTTTTAGTAACCGGTTTTGCGCCTCAAGGCCCAACTTATGAAATTGTCGAGTTGGCTTCTCTTAGCGATTTTCAAACCGTTTTCGGTACACCTACAAATGCAGCGGAACGTTATTTTTATTATGCGGTAAATCAGTTATTTACAGCTGGTAATAATCCAACGATCAAAGCAGTTCGTATTCCTTACGGGGATGGTACAGGTGAAGGTACAGCAAGCAATTATAGTGCATTAGCATTTCCAGTATTACCAATTCCTGGCAATACAACGACATATCCAGCTACAGCTGCTACAGCGGGTACAATTCCATTGAGCTCAGCTCAGGGTTATTATTTTGGTGCCCCTGCATTAGTTGCATTAACTTCAGATCAATACACACAAATTTCTCAAGGTGGTATCAACTGGTCTGCTACTACAGGTAATGTAGGTTTAAGTAGCTTTGTTGTTTCCGGCTCAAACGTAGTTACCGATATCGGTAACGCTGGTATCGTTGTTGTTAACACAGCTAAAACAACAATTAACGAAAATTTCGAAGGCTATTATCTTAACTTAGCTGACGCTTTAAGCAATAATCCTACATCTAACTTTGATGATGCGGTTACAGTACAAACTATTGGTAGCACATACTTTGTTGATGGTGAGTATGCAGATACTAATTCATCTGTTTATATTACAGTTCCAACAACTCGTATTGGTTTCACACTAAGTGCTGCACCATTACCAGTAATTAATAGTCTTTCTCACGATATTGAAAACATTCCTACTTACAATATCGCTCAAACAGGTTATAGCGATTCATTAATCTTATCATTATTTAAATTACGCCCTTCACCGTTCTCGATTAATACAACCACATTACAGTATGTATTGCAAGAAGGTTATGCAGGTTCACTATATGTAAATCGTACAGTTCAAGACGTTAATGGTGGTACGCCTCAATCAAGCTTTATACAGACTGTTGCTAACAACAGCTCGAGCACAATTGAAGTACATGTTAACCCAAATATTTCTTCTCTCGTAAATTGGCTTGACAACAACGGTAACTCGACAAAGACAGTAAGAGTACTTAAAGAGTCAACTGGTACTGACGGTGATACATTCTACTCAGTAGCTTCAGCTTATCTTGCTAAAGCAAACGGTTCGTTTATGCCTGCTAACTCGCTTTATGCTTTAGGCGTATATTCAGACAGCTTACCACTTAATAGTGCAAAAATTATTGGCGATGTAAGTTCAAAACTTGACTACGTTCTCAATGCTGCTGAAAACAACGAGTTAGTAGACGTCGATATCACACTTGATGCTGGTCTATCAACAATTGCTGCTGTACAAGCAGTAGAAGGTGCTGGTACAGAGTATGATGACACTGCAGTATGGGCAGAACTAACAACAGAATTAGCAGCACTTACAGCTTCAGATGGTAATCCAGTAAGCAACGATTTAGTTGATGCTTGGGTTGACATCACAAACAAGTTCGTGCAGTTTGCTCAATTCCGTCGTAAAGATCACCTCTTTATTTCAGACCCATTACGTCATGTATTCGTAACAGGTAAAAATTACAAGACCCTTGACAACAAGGCAAATAATTTCTCGTCTAACATTTACTGGCCTCTACGTAACCTTTACGGTTCATTCAATACAAGCTATGCTACAGCATATGCTAACTGGGCTAAGGTTCAAGACACTTACACTAACCAAGGTGTATGGTTACCATTCTCTGGTTTTGCTGCAGCAATGATTACAGCATCTGATGCTAATAATTATTTCTGGACTGCACCAGCTGGTTTAAACCGTGGTATTATTAACGGTCTTGCTGACATCGGTGTTAACCCACAGCAAAAACAACGCGACTTACTTTATAAAGTAGCTCTTAATCCTGTAGTATACTTCCCAAATGAAGGTTATACAGTATTCGGTCAAAAGACGCTTATGAAGAACCCAAGTGCGTTTGACCGTATTAATGTTCGCCGTCTATTCTTATTCTTAGAAAAGTCTGCATTACAAACATTAAAATACTTCGTGTTTGAACCTAATACAACATTCACACAAAGCAGAGTTATTAACACATTAACACCTGTATTTGAATTAGCTAAAAACACTCAAGGTTTATACGATTACTTAATAGTATGTAATTCTACGAACAACACGCCAAGCGTAGTTGACGATAACACATTAGTTGTTGACATCTATATTAAGCCAGTTCGTACAGCAGAGTTTATCTTGGTAAACTTCTATGCTACTAAGACATCGCAAAACTTTAACGAGTTATTATAATCTCAACCTAAATATTTAACATGGCACAGACAATACAAGACTTCTACAGGGTAGCACAAGAACGCGGTTTCGCTCGTGATTTCATGATGAGAGTGCGTTCGATTGGTCAAGATACGTTCAACGAAGATGATTTCGTTTATATCACAACAAAAAATCTTCCGGACCGTACAATTCAAAACCAACAGGTACCTTACATGGGACTAAAGTTCAATGTGCCTGGTACAGTTGATTATACAGGTTCAGAAGGATGGGAAGTTAAGTTCTATAATGACCTTAAAGGCGTTATTCGTAAAAAGCTTGAAGATTGGCAAATTAACAATGTATTTGACGATGCTACAAGCACTGGTAACCTCTCACTACGCGGTCCAGATAGACTAATTCAACTTGATTTAATCGATGAAAGTCAAAACGTACTTAACACCTATAAACTATACGGTGTATATCCAGTATCTATTGGCTCAATTGGTTATGATAATGCTGGTGCTGGTAAACCAACAGAAGCATTTACGGTTAAGTTAGCTTTCCAATACTGGAGACACGTATAAGTTATAAAGCTTTAATATACAAAGCCCTGCTAAAAACAGGGCTTTTTTTATGTCTATACATTAAGTATTAATGATGGCAAACACGGGTATATCCTCATTTTATCAAACCGCTACTAAGCGCGGATTTGCTCGTACTAACTTGTTTAGAATAAATGCAATTACAAGGAACGGAGCAGACGATGTATATAAGCCCTCGTCTGACACAGATAATTTATTTCTTTATGCTCAAGACGGTAAAGTACCATCTCGTGTTATTAGCACTACAACTGTTGATTTTAAGTCCTTTAAATACAACATACCAATGGTAGCAAGCTATCCTGAAGCTGCCGGTAGTTGGGATGTATCTTTTTACTGTGATAGAGATTATATATTAAGAAATGTTTTAGAGAAATGGTCTGTAGATACATTTAATGAGCACACTTCCGTATCACAAAAACCTAATTGGTGGGATTGTAAAATTGAATTAAACTTGCTTTCTAATTCAGGTAATTTGTTTCAGGGAAGTAATGCCTCAACAGAACCACAAGTAATACGTAAATACTTTTTAGTTGGAGCATTTTTACAGAATACTGGTACTATAACATATGAAACAAAGTCAGGGGCAGATATAGCAAAATTAACTGCAACTATCGGTTTTCAGTATATGACATCAGAAGATATATTGACATAACAAACATAAGTATATATATGGCATCAGTAACAGGACAAACAATAGCAGATTTTTACCAACAGGCAACAAATGTTGGATTTGCACGTGATTTTCAATTCAGAATAACCACGTTTAATGTTAATGGTGTACAGCTTGAAGATCCTGATTTAGTGTTTTTAAAAACAGCAAGCCTTCCTGGTAAATCAATTAACACGACTACTGCTCCTTTTATGGGGTTAGATTTTCAAATACCGGGCACTGTAAAGTTTGACAACGCAAATTGGGCAGTTAAGTTTTATTGCACACAAGATTACAATTTAAGATCAATGTTAGAAGATTCTATGACTAATACGTTTGATGAAAATCAATCTGTAGGTAATATGGAACCAAGAGATTTAAATAGCAACATAATTAGATTATCATTAATCGATGATACGTTGAATGAAATTAAAGTATACACATTATTAGGTGCGTTCATTACTAAAATTGATGATATTGCATATGACTTAACGAAGTCAGGTGGTATACAGGAAGTTGGTGCATCTATTGCATATCAGTACTGGACAACAGGACCTGATTCAGGTGTTGCGTCTGGATTGAGCTTAGGTAACAATTTTGGTAGGTCGATCGGCGGGGCAGTAGGTAATGTCGCTAACAAACTTGTCAATAAAACTATTAATAGTTTAATTGGTGGTTTAGGGGGTAGATAATGGCTAACATAATAGGGCCAAAGGCAAACAATCAAGTCAACATGTCCGAAGTTGACATGTTTGTAAAATTTTTAAGCAACCCTAACACTCAAATACCGGTTGATTCAAACTTTCTTATACATTTTGAAAGTTTACCCCCAGTGTTTACAGACTCAAAAGCAAACCCATGGGTAAATTTTGAAGAAAATTGGGACGTTAAAAACGTCAGCCGTGCTTTAATACAAGAAATACAAAATCAAGTACATGGTCCAGCTGGCGGTCAAATATGTTTATTTGCTAATGGAATTAACATACCAGGAGAGAGTGTAGGGGTAGAAAGAACAGACCCTCTATTAGGCCCTGCAGGTGGTTTAGTGGGAGGGGTAACCACGAATATGCGTATTAAATACAGTGAATTAACTATTAGCTTTTTAGAAACTAATAAATCATTTATTGACTTTGTAATACGTCCATGGATTACGCTGGTGGGCCATTATGGTTTAATTTCTCGTGCTTCTACTTCTTTACAAAATGTAAAAATACCTATTTCGGTATATCATTTCGATAAAAATGATAATAAAACAAATGCAGGTATTCGAAGAGTATTTAAATTTAACGCCTGTGCCCCTGTTTCAATTAACGAATCATCATATGCGTATGGTAAATCTGATGCAAGAATAGAAGGTGTGAGGTTTGTATTTAATAATTATAGAATATCTTACGACCCAAATCAATCAGGTAACGTACCTGTTACTGCACCAGCCACTACAAACAAAACTCCGGCTGCAAATAATGCGTTTATTTCAAACGTTAATAATGCTGCTGCCAACCCTGGTAAGACACCTTTAGATTATAATAATACAATGTTAAATAATTATAACAATAGTCTTGTTAACGGTTTCAATGTTAAAGCTGGTAAAAAATAACTACATAGTAAGTCAATATAATGGCTTTTACGTATGGAATTAAGTTACCTGGATTTAATTATAAGAAAATCTGGGTAAAAGAGGTTAATGCTAAGTTATATAAAGACTTAGTTAAATCCCTTTATAACAATGATACAACAGAGTTCTTACACCATTTAAACCAAGTAGTTGAACACGTTTCTCCCGGGATATTACTGGACGGACTTAACGTTGTAGATAAGATCATACTATTGCTTAATATACGATCAGTCTGTATAAGTCCGGATCTTAAATTAGAAGCTGTTTGTAACGATACCAAGAAAAAGTTTGAATATATTATTAAAATTGAAGACTTGGTAGCTAAACTTGGTAATATACATTACAATAAATCAGTTACTTTTAATAACATAACTATAAACCACAGTATAGTAAAGGCTATAGACGAAATTAATTTTATTAACATAGAACCCGAAAAAATGTTTAGTTATCAGTTAGCCTCTTGTATAGATAGTATGACTGTTAACGAAAAGTTTTTATCGTTTAAAGGTTTAACTTTTTCAGAAAGAATAGAGCTCGTTGAAAAACTACCACTAACTTTAGCTACAGAGGTTTACAAATCATTAACACGTGTCGAAGATTCGCTTGCTGACACAAAGCTTCTATCTATTAAATCACCTTATACAGGTAGCTATGTTGTAAACCTGTCGGTGTCGACCAATACTGAAGTATTGTTGGAATTTTGTAAACTAATCTTTAATGATGATTTAATAAATTTGTATAAAATAAATTTAAATTTAATCAGCAAGGCTAATTTTACACCGGAATATGTAGATAGTATTACACCAGCTGAACAATTATTATATTGGACATTGTTTGTACAGCAAGCAGAAAAAGAGCAATCAGAAGCTAACTCTGGAAGTAAGAGTAGAGATACGTCCGTTCCTGGATTCAATGGTATGCCGTTAGATACAGGAAAGAACTCTCCAAGTGAGTTTACTTGATAACCTATCAACGCACCATAAATCTATATATGAGCAGTAATTTTAATGACATACTATCCGTATTGGATACAATTAATAACGAGGTTACAGTTTCGGTGTATGTACCGAGTTTAACAAGGGAAGTAAAATTTAAAACCATTAATACCGGTCAACAGAAAAATATTTTAAAAGCAGCTGTTGATAATCCTGTATTTCAAACCAGATTTACAATTGCATTATATAATATCATACAAGAAAATTGCATCGAATCGGGTGTAGTGCCTTTATTAACAACTATTGATGCAGCAGCTATAGCCGTACAATTGCGTGTTTCTACAGCGGGTACCGGGTATGTTTTATTTCAAAACAATCGTAAATTTAATATCAATTTACAAGACATTATTAACAAGTTTAAAGTTGTTGCCGTACCAGGTACAGATACTATTACAGGGGTACCATTTACAATACAAGTCGGTTCTCCTCTATACATAGAACAATACAATTTAGAAAAACAACTACGCGAAAAAACAGCTAATGATAAGCAAATATTAAGCGCACAAATTACTGAAACAATAGGAGACGCTTTCGTGGGTGAAGTGTCAAAATTTATTAAAGATATTAACATTTTTTATAACAATCAAGAACAACAAGTCGGTTATAGTAATTTATCGTTTGCAAAACGACATGCACTACTTGAAAAAATGCCAAATAGTATAATTCAAGACGTACTTAAGTACATGGAAAAATACGTAAGCATACAAAAGGATTTATTAACTGTATCAGGTACAGATGTAGAGACTGGGGAAGTAGTAAGTGATTTAACTGTATTAGTAGATAGTACATTGTTTATTGTTAATCAATAAGCCTTAAGGTACTTCAGTACCTAAGTATTTAAGTATGGCAGATCAATCAGCCGACCCGGGATTTCTTACATCTTTAATGGCAGCATTAAGGCCTAAAGAAACTGGCCCTATACCACAGAAGTGGCTGGATGCAATGGAAAAAAATTCCAATGTATTAAACAATCGAATTAATGTATTGATTAAAAGTGCGGAGTTAAATAATAAAGACCAATTAGAGCAATCGGTATTACAAACACAAGCTTTAAATTCATTAAGTGCTAAGCTTGGAACTAATTTAGAAAAAACTCTAATTGACGTTATTAAAAAATACGACAAAACAGAGTATAAAAACAGTGAAGCATATAATCAAGAAGAAATAAAACATAAAGAACGATATGCTAAGTCTTATGGAGATCAAAAAGAACTGTTCGGTAATTTATCAGAAAAATTAGAAAACGTATCTTCAAATGCGATAGGCGCGGGTGTTGGTGGTGGTGTTTCAGCAGAAGAAGCAGCACTAAAAGAAGTACAAGTACAGCCAATAAGCCTGGCTACAATACAACCAGAAGCACTTGAAGCACTTAAAAAAGTATTTACAACTTCAGTAAACAGTACCCCAACAACTGCAAATGCTTCCGCTAATACTGGAGCTGGTCTTGGTATAATGGGTGCAATAGGTAGTGGGTTGGGTAAGCTAAGTGACGGTCTTAAAAAACTCGGTGATACTGATGCTATGAAAGGAGCAGTTACTATAGGTATATTAGGCGTATCATTATATGCTGCTGCAAAAGGGTTTCAAGAGTTTGGTTTAGTAGATTGGACATCAATCGCTAAAGGATCGGTTGCTTTAATAGGTTTAATTGGAGCATCTAAGTTGTTAGCTGGTTCTTCTTTAGAAATGATTGTAGGTGCTGCAGCAGTGGCAGCTCTCGGGGGAGCGTTATGGCTTGCAGGTAAAGGTCTTAAAACATTTGCAGAACTTAATTGGGAAACAATCGGAAAAGGCTTTGTTGCATTGCTTGGTTTAGGTGCGGTAGCTGCTGTATTAGGATTGGTTTCAGAATTTATTATACCAGGGGCTATTGCACTTGGTGTACTTGGGGTTGCATTAGTGCCTTTAAGTGTGGGTATGGCAGCAATAAGCAAACCACTAACCACGTTTACCAATCAATTAAAGGAATTAGCAGGTATTTCTGCTTTAAAAATATTAGAAGTAAGTGTAGCAATAGGGGCGCTTGGTTTAGCTATAGCCGGGTTCGGAGCAGGTACAGCTATAGCTGGTATAGGTAATTTTGTTGGTGGGTTATTTAGCAAAATATCAGGCCAAAAATCTCCTTTAGATCAATTAGTAGCTATAGGGGAACAGGCAGATAATATTGATAGAGTTACTAATAGTATTACAGCATTTAAGCAAAGTTTATCATCTTTTGGAGATTTAAGTATAAATTTAGATCCATTAAAGAGGTTCGTTGATACAATTAATAGTGTTAATTTAATAAAGCTATTAGCTGTTACTGCCGCTTTAGCGGTTACAGCACCTATTATAAGAGCTTCTGCTACTAACAATCAAACCTCTGTACAAGGTGCCAATATACCTTCTATAACGACAGATGCTGGACCTGCAATGCCTGTATCTTTAGTATCTACAAAATTAGCGGTTACCGAAGCTGCAAAATTAGGTAATGTTGTTAATACATCTGAAGCTAAAGAAATAAATGAATTACCGGTCATTAAAGTACAAACTGAAAATATCGATAAGCTGATGAAAAAGATAGATACGTTAATTAGTTCTATTGAACCATTAGCTGCTTCACAGCAAAGTATAAATTCATCTAAAAACTCTACAGCTACTATTGTTAATAATGCTTCTAATGTAAACAACGTAGAGGCTAATGTAGAAAACTCAAGTAGAGATATACCTTACATTGAGCGTAGTAAGTATAGACATAATATGATTTACGCGAGAGGATTACTATAATGGCTTTCTACAACCCAGGCGGTAGCAATACTACAAACACTAACCCCACTGTAAATACCGGTGGTTCAATTATAGGTGGTGGTTTAATGTACAATGCAAATGTTAATATGGTAAACACCCCGGTTGCTAAGCCCGAGCCACCACCACCTACAGGAAGCCAGAAACCTAATTATGAACCATTGTTGTTTACGTGGGGAGCTCCTGATGATGAGTTAGGTGCACCAGTACTAAAACCAGCTACTAATAATAACAGTAAGACTGGTAGTAACTCAACCGGTAGTGGTAATAATACTATACAGTCTGTTATAAACGTATTTGATGATTTCGATTGGACACTAACAAAACGAGAAGGTAGAAAGCATATCCCTAAAGTTATTTTAACAGAATATAAACAAACTCAATCAAGCGAGTTACGCGGTTATTTGTATAGCCTTCGTGGTGAGATTAATAATATTGCAGTAGCCGGTAATATCGGCGTTACACAGTTAAAAAATTTTACTAACTCTCTGTTTGGTAATAGTGCAGCCGGTAAAGCTGTAACTTTACCAGATACTGCAGGGTTGGATTCTGCGAAAACAGACCCCACGAAAAAGATTCCGTACAATTTAACTACTGCATTTGCACCCTATCAAGGTTTGTATGCTGTAGCAAAAACCGGGTTCACATATGCTTTACCTTACTACACCAATGCAAATATGGTGAAGGTTGGAAACAGTTGGGGTAGTAGTAATGGAGATATACTAAAAGGTTTACAAAAAACTGCCAGTGGTGTGGGGCAAATTATCGATGCGCTTACTGAAGAAAGCGTGTCAGGAGAAAGTGGAAGCGCACAGCTTGAAGATAAAGCTAAAAAGTCCCCTATTGGAAAAGGTATAGGTGTATTAACCGGTGCAACAAATATAACTCGAGGCTTAGCACAATCTATAATAGGCACTCAAGCAGGCACCCTTAAAAAAGAAGAGTTATATGCATTTAACGGCGCATCTGGAAGAGAAGATGTACAGGTACAATTTTATCTATATAACACTATAGATCATGGTGATGATGTAACTCAAATACAAAAAAACTGGGAGTTTTGCTATCTTATAACATATCAAAATTTACCTAATAGAAAAGGCATTAATTTCTTAGATGCACCATGCTTATATGGTATTGATATACCTGGCTATAAAAACATACCTTTAGCATATTTAAGCGGCATTAATATTGAAAATGTAGGTAATGTAAGATATATAAATGTTAAGACCGGTGAAGTAGCGGGAACTGCAAGTAACGACCCCTATATTAAAATGATACCTGAAGCGTATAAAGTAAGTCTGATTTTTTCGAGTGTACTGCTCAACACACGTAATACATTTTTATCAAATGCAGATCCAAGTAATAATATAAACATTACTACTTCTGAAAGTTAAATATGAACCAAACACCTTCAAATCAGAACAATATAAACGTACTACCTTCTCTTGAAAGTTTTAGGTACGAAAATATTTTTAACGTTTACCAAAACGATAATAGTGATTATTTTTACAATATTTTAGCTAAAACAAATTTTCCGGCCAATCTTGATCCGTCATACTA